CGCCTGACCGACTCCGATGAGTGTACACGCTGGCTTGATACCGATGACGCAAGCAGTGCTACCACTCGCTGTCGCCTGACCCACCACAACGGACTGAGTAGTTTCACTCGTTGCGTTGAGTAGTCTCCCGCACCCGGTAGCTTGGCCAACTATCAAATCACGAGAAACTGATACTTGACTGATAGTTGGGAGACCCGAGGCTGTGGCCTGCCCTGTTGCGACCTGCTGAAGCTGGTTAGCTATCAGCGTGGCCGCACATCCCTGAGCAGTAGCCTGTCCTACAGCAAGCTGTGCGGTCACGTTCACAACAGCGCTGCTGGATACGTCAACCTCTCTACCACAAGCGGTTGCTTGTCCAACACCGACGCTCGTGCAGCGATTACGTATCGTGGTGATGGTGATAGCACAGCCACGAGCCGTAGCCTGACCAACGCCAAGGCTGGTACAGCGATTGTGTATACCAGTAATGGTTGCCTGACAACCTCTAGCTGTTGCCTGACCTACCGCCAGATTTGCACTTTGCCCGCTTCTTAGGCATGCTCCACACCCCCTAGCTGTGGCCTGACCCACGGCAAGGAGAGCGCAGGCCTTCCTCGTTCCGGTGACCGTGACGGCACATCCATTAGCTGTGGCTTGCCCTCTGACCACATTCACCGTACCAGCGGGAGTACCAGCGCATCCAGTAACGCAGACACCAGACTGGACGACGCAGCTCACCATCTGGAAGTAGAGGTCGATGTCACTTCTAGCGCCCCACACACCGCCGCTGTGATAGTAGCAGACGAAGTTTCCGCTGTATGAGTCACCACTACATGATGCGTATACTCCGTATTCCCTTGTCCCTGATACGTAGCACATCATGAATGTGTAGCGACACCCGGCTGTCGGGGTGAACGGGGTGGGGAAACTGAACTCAGTCCAGTCATAGCCAGAGGCTATCGTTGCTTGTTCGCTAGTTGCTAGGGCCGTCCAGTTAGATGGGTGTGCCGTACTACCATAGGTATGACACGATGCGTTCAGAATGTATCCATAGGCGGTTCCGTCACCGGGCGGGCCACTGATGCCAGTACAACGGGTGTAGACCTTGACCGTCTTGATGGTCTCGTTGCAGGCAGTGAATGTCTGCCCGACAGAGATGAGAGAGCAGAACCTTCCATGGCTTGCCGTCACCGCTCCGCAGTGTGACAGCACGGTCTGTTCTGAAGACCCACCAATCGCTGGAGTCGATGCAGTGCCCCTGACAATGTTGGCAGTAGCGGTGCGCTTGAATCCAAGCAGCACTTCTACTGCATCGACGTACACGTCTGCGTTGTTGGCCCAAGCCTGTATGCCTATCTGAACACCGAAGCGAGGTTGCCAGAGGTAGTGGAAGCACGTCCAGTTGGCGTTCGTCCACGGAGTGATGGCCATACACGCAGTCCACTTGTTGGTAGTACAGACAAGCCTACCGGGGTTGGCAGATGCCTTGATAGTTCCGTTGTTCTGGACTGCGATGTAGGTAATCTTGGAAGTGGGCGAGGTCGGGGAGTAGCCCTTCACCCTGATGTAGATGGAGCAGATGTTGGACATGGTTTCTGTGCTCGTCGGCTGTAGTCCTTGGAAGCACTCAAGCCTCAGATAGTACGAGTAGTCGGTACAGTCGTAGGTAGCAGCGGTGATGCTCGCGTAGCCGCCGTTCTCTGAACGAGCGCAGGCTGCGGTAGTCCAGTCGTTGAAGTTGTACGGGGATGAGCCTACGGTGGTCGCGTATCCAGCGGTGATTGCCCTTACCCAACACATGGGGCATCACCACCAAACGTGATGAAGCCCACGGCAATAGCCGCAGGCCTCATCGTATTCGGGATGTTGAAGCGCACATCCGGTGCGCGTGCACCAGCGAGCTTGAGGAAGAATCCTGCAAACACGTTAGCGATTGAGCGAGCAATCGGGAACTGAACACGGGCGTAGACCGGGGCGCAGGTCACAACGACGATGCACTGCACTTCTTGGGTGCTTGCCTCGCCGGGTGTGGTGACTACCGTGGCATCCTTACGGACTACGCAATCCATGTTAGCCGTTCCACTTGATTCGCAGGTAGGCCGCGTTCGCGTCCGTCATGTCCAGCTTGAACGCACCAGCCGTGGACGACACCGCACAAGGCGTGGTCGCATCACCGAACACTACGTATCCGATGAGCTTGGCTGAGGTCGAGGTGGCGTGACAGGCGAACAGAACAGCGGCTCCTGCCGTGGTCGTCAGGCACTTCCAGCACACGGGGTCAGTACCCCGCAGCTCGATGTAGCACCCGTTCTTCACGATGCTGAGCGTCGTGGCCTTGCCCTTGGCAGCGTAGCAGTTGTTCGGCGTGATGGCCTTGCCACACACGCACGAATAGTTGCAGGCCGTACACGAGGCACGGAAGCACTGCGTCATCAGAGCGACCTTCTTCCCCGAAGAGTCGAGGTCGAGACAACCCTTCATGACCTGCTGGATACCAGTGGCGTACCACTTCCAAGTGTTAGCCATGTGGTGCTCCTAACTCTGGGGGTGGGGGCCAGCCGTAACTAGCCCCCCACCCGGCAGGACTAGACGTTCGGGTTGTCGCAGGCCGCAGCCATCAGCCACTCGGGACGGATGACACCGCCGCCGTAGAGGTGAAGGCCACGCACGCCGTCTGCGAAGTACTTCTCAAGGCGAATGTTCTCGACCTTGTTCAGGGTCTCCACAAACGCGGCAGCGCCCTTGACGCCAAGGAGTGCCCGGTAGATGTCGGTGCAGTCGAGAGCCTTTGCATCGCCACCCTTGCCCGTGCAGTCGTAGGTGCCAGACCATGCAACGAGAGGCATGGTGATGACCTCGAAGCCAGCGATGGCTCCAAGAACTCCCCTGTCTCGCATCCCGGCCTGACCAGCGCTGTTGTTGGCCACGAAGCGGTCATCGGTGAGGAAGGCCTGCTTCAGGAAGGACGGGCACACAACGAAGCGGCCCTCTTCGGGAGCGAGCAGGTCGTCCAGATGCACGCCGTAGCGCACGAGCTGGTTGTACACCGTGGACACGGCGCAGCCGCACTTCCACAGGTACTTGGTTGCGGAGCAACCGTGGGTACACGCCGGGCGCGGGCCGTAACCAGTACAGCCAGACGAGCCGCCCTTCTTGCCCCAGCAGTTGCTGGTCGTGCTGATGGCCGCGTCGTGCATCAGGTTGTACAGGTAAGCATCGGTGCGCTTCGCCATGGCGATGCCAGCTTCCTTCGTCAGCTCGCTGACGTAGGCGGGCTTGGACTGCGCGACTTCGATGTCCTCAACCTTGATGCCGAAGTAGTCGGCCTTCTCGACAACGACAGTCATGAAGCCGTCATCGAGCGTGCAGTAGTTCACAGAGCCGCTGACGCATGCCACGGGCTTGTTAGGCTCGTAGGCAGCGACAGTGACGGCACCGACGCCGAAGATGCGCACGGTGTCGCCAGCGCCCTTGACTTCACCCTCGTACTCGCGGGTGGTCAGGTTCGCCAGCACCTGCTTGTTGTGCAGGTTGCTGAGGATTCGCGCCGACCAGATGGTCGGAACGAATGACTTCCCCTTGTAGCAACCAGCACTGAAGCTGGTACACTTGTAAGCAGCCATTGGCTCTCACGTTCCTCTCGGGTTCAGAGGCTAGAAGCTCTCGTAGATTTCCGCGAAGTTCTTCTTGAACTCGTCCTCGCTCATGTTGGCGATGTCGTCCTCGGTGAACTTCTTCGGGCCAGACTTGTCGGCCCTGCGGGTCTTAGGCACGGCGGCTCCCCTGCCTCTCTTGATGTCTTCGGTCAGCTGTTCGGCCTTGAGGTTCTGAACCCGGTCGAAGTTCATGTCCCTGTACGCGGCCTTCAGGTTCAGGATGCGGTTGCTCGTAGCGTACTCAAGCAGCTCATCCTCATCGAACGCTGGCAGACCTTCCTTGCGAACCCAGCGTGCCACGTCAGCCATCTCCTTGTCGATGACAAGAGAGGTCTTGACGTTCGCAAGCTCCTGCTTCACCTCGGCCAGCTCGCTCTGCGGGTCTTGTCCCTGAGTAGCGAAGTAGCGTTCGATTGCCATGACCAAGCCGGGGTCTTGCTCAAGCTGGTCACGGAGCTTGTTCAGAGGGGCAAGCTCGTCCCTCATTCGCTGGACTTCCCTCTCCTGAGTGGAGAGGTTCTGAGTCTTCTGGGTGAACTTCTGGTAGGTCTTGGCTACGTCTTCCGGGTCAAGGCCTTCGGCCCATGCCCACGGGTTGCCTTCCTCGCCCCCGGAATCGTCCTCGAACTCTTCCTCACCCTCGAACTCGTCGCCTGCAACGTCTTCGATGTCCTGCGTTTCGGTGGTGCTGTCAAAGTCCTGCTCATCTGGCATTTCGCCACTCTCCTTCTGTGAGCCTACGGGCGCATTGGTGCAAGCACTGCTCGTCCCCGCCGTTCCTCACTCGTTGGGTGGTGCTAGGCCATCGGCCCCTGCATGGCCATCGCTAGTTCTTCAGGAGTAGGCTGCGGAGCTGGCATGGGTGGTGCTCCCTGCTGCATCATAGCCGCCTGCTCCATCGCCATCATCTCTTCAGGCGAAGGCTGAGGGGCTGCTTCGGGGGCTTCCATCTCTTCCTGCTCCGGGGGTGCTTCCTGCTCCTGCATAGCTGAAACGGCTTCGGTCATGGCTTGTTCCAGACCGGGTAGCCGTGAAAGCCGTACCAAGTAGTTCGGTGGCAGTTCGACGCCGTTCTGCTGAAGCTCGAACGCACGAGCCAGCAGTCCTGCCGTGTCAATCGGGGTAGTCGAACCCGGAATGACGTGGATGTCGAACTTCCATTCGGCCAAGTCCTTCTTGCTGATGTCGAACATCTCGAACCCGCCGAGCAACTTGCGGTTCCTGATGACTCGCTTGTCGCTCCAGTACTCAGAAACGATGTCGAGCCATATCTTGCCGAGGTCTTCCAATGCTTCCTCGACTCGACGTTGGCGCTCGCGGGTACGAACCTCTCCTGCTTCCTGCTGCATCATGGTAGTCTGGACAGGTTGGCGGCTGGGGACTATGCCACGAAGCACGTCCTCGAAACCAGTCACCGTGTTGAACGCCTGTACCTGAGACTCCAACAGCTGGAACATGTGGCTTGGTAGTGCTTGCCCGGCATCGCGGTGCACATCCGTGCCCGGATGCTTCACTACCGTATCTCGCGGCCCGTACCCAGCGAGCGTCGTCGGGGTCACCCCGGATGTGCTGTCTGCAATCCAGATTCCGTGGACTAGCCAGAGTCCGTTGTCGATGATGCTGCGGAGAATCTGGTTGATAGTCTGCTGGATGCCGATGACCTTGTGGACTGTCGCGTCCCCGAAGAACTCTGCTGGCCTCGGTATCTCGACAAACCTTACGTAGGGCCACTGCTGGTAAGGGTTGGCCTTGTCCTCAAGGACGATGCCACCTTCCTTGCCACCCTTCACGTAGAGCGTCATGCGCCCGGATGGGTAGGCTTGGGAGATGTTGCCATCACTGTCCTCATCTATTGTAGCATCTGTGTACCATGCCTCGAACACGTCAACGAACTTGCCTCTGTCCTGCGGGATGGGGCCGCGCCCCGTATCCCCACGCCGTTCGCTGTACTCAGTGGTGCTCTGAGCCGCGTTCTCCTTCACATCGACATACGCCTCTGGGTAGCGCTCCTGAATCCAGCGGAGCGAGACCGGGTGATGCTCGATGATGTAGCTCGCGTCCTGTACGCTGGTGGCCGCAGGGTCAGGGAAGATGTACCACGGACTGAGTACTGTAGTCTCTATCTGACCAATCCCACTAGCGGATACGTTCTCTGCGTCGAAGCTCGCCTTCATCAGCCCAGTGCCGTACAGGAACACGTACTGGAGCACCTGAGCGAGCTTGTTCTGCATCCTGTTGTCCATCCACAGGAAGTCGAGCAGCTTGTCCACCTTGGCAGCTGTGTCGTTGATGAGGTCTTGCGCCATGCCGAGCGCTTCCTGCGTCCCCTGAAGCTGGGCCTCTTCACCGATGTCCCGAATCTCCTTCGGGATGACGGCGGGCACAACGTCGATGCCCCACTTGTTGTCAGACAGGTAGCCGCGCATGGTCTCAACGAACTCGAATATCTTGTTGAAGACAGGTTCGCTCTGGAACCACGCAATCTTGCTGATGCCCTTCCACTGCTCGCCGTTGTACATCTCACGAGCCTTGTCCCAGTTCTTCTCGTAGTCCTGCCGAGCGAGCTTGGCCTCTTCCCATCGCTTGTTCAGCGTGATGAGGTCGGGTGCTGAAGACTTGGTTGCAGCCATGTTCACTCCTTAGAGAGAGCGCCAGTCCCTGACTTCGCTCTTGCTGCCCCACGGGTCATACCCATGGAGCATCGGGTCTGGGTCATAGTAGGGAATCGTCAGTGCACCTTCGAGCGCCAAGTAGATAGCGGATACGCAGTCATCGTGCCCGTTCTTCGGGCCGCTGTACTTCCCGCCATCCTTCTCGTAGGAAGCCATCTCATCGAGCGCTACCGCACTGTAGACAAGCAGCGGCTTGTCTTGGTCGGAGAAGGCACGCTTCATCTGGAGCACGACACGCGGCTTGCTCGTACTTGTGGCGTAGAAGCCGGGAACGAGCGTCGGGATGTCGGTGATGTGCGCCCGCTGCTGTCGGCAGTACAACCACTGGTACGAGAGCTTCATGTCTTGGATGATGATTTCCGAGGCCTTGTTCACCTCGACAACCACCCAAGCATCGTTGTAGTAGTGGCCCAGCGATGTGATGACGTTCGCGTAGTACTCGGTCTCTATCTTGGCACGGAACAGGGCCACGACCTCATACGTGTTCACATCTAGTATAGCAGTTACTGACCAGTCACCCTCAGCCAGACCCTCAGACACGTCAGAGCCAACGGCATAGTGGTGACCCGGTTGAGGCTCACGCCACATCATCACGTTGCCAAGCTCGTCGTCCGTGAACTTGTACTTTCCCTCGATGTCCAGCTCGACATACCCGGTGCGCATCGGAACCGTCTTGCCTATCTCCTTCAGCTGCCTGATGCGTTCGAGCGGGAACACCGAGCGCGATGTTGACGTGAACGCATCCTCTGGTGTCATGGGGAAGGCCTCGTGGTAGCCCTGCATGTCACCAGCGAAGTCAGCCTTCATCGCTTCGAGGTAGGCTGGCGAGTAGAGCGGGTGCCTCTCCGCTGAGTAGAAGACAGGCTCGAACCCGTTCTCCCCGGCAGTGGCACCGAACCACAGTTCGGCATAGAGGTTGCCGAACCCGTTGCTCGTGCTGATGATGATGACCTGTGACTTCTCGCCAAGCGAAGGCTTGATGGCTCGCCATGCCATGCGGTCTCCTTCCTTGCGAGCGAACTCGTCAAGGATGTAGAGACCCGGAGCAGTACCGTGGCCAGATGCCTTCGAGCTTGAGATTGCGTGTACGGCGCTGCCGTTGGAAAGCTCCATGATGCTGTCGTTGTCCTTCAGCCCGCGCCCGCCAAGAACCACGCCCTCGCGCAGCCACTCAGGAAGGTTGTACCAGATGAACCGGATGCGCTCCATCTGCTCGTTGACTTCCTTCAGGCCGATGCTCGTGATGTAGATGTGGAAGTTCTTCTTGAACAGCATGCACCACACCACGTAGGCCATAGCAAGCCAAGACAAACCCATCTGCCTAGCCTTCAGGAAGATGAGCTTCATCTTCTTCTGGAGCTTGGATGCGGCTTCCTTCTGGAACTCCCAGAGGTTGAAGTGGATTGGGTCTCCACCTTCCTTCGCCCACATCATGACGTAGTTGTCACAGAAGTAGGCGAACGACTGCTCGCACCTCGAACGCTCCAGCAGCCTATGGGCGACGAGCTGCTTCGGGTTCAGCGTGGTCTCGTCAACGACTGCAATCTTGGTCATTCGTCCCCATGTTCTGCTAGGTACGCCTCTAGCTGTTCGTCCGACCAGCCCTTCATCTCACGCTCGAAGTCGTCTTCCTTCTCGTCCACGAGCGTAGGCCCGGACAGGCCGAGCTTCTCATCCAGCCACTTGGCTGCGTTCAGGTTCCCGTTCAAGGCGTTCTGCTTCTGGGCCAGCATGATGGCACGCCAGTCATCGGGAGTGATGATGCCTGAGATGCTCTCCATGCGTTCTCGCTGGAAGTCGAAGTCCTTCTCATAGCGCCAGAGCTGTGAGCGGGAGATGCCATGCCTCAGAGCGAAGCACGACTTGGTTGCGGGAAGACCCGCCTTCTTGCGGGCCTCAGCGTTCGGGTAGTTGAGCCAGTCCATGAACAGCTCTTTGACTACCTCGTTCGCAGTGTACTTGCTCTTACTCCCCACGCCCCATCACCTCGTTCCAGTCTGCTGGGGCATACGGGTCACGCCTGTCCTTGCGTGTCTGTTCTATCTTGTCGTTCAGGTATCCCGTCATGTCATCAGCGTCAGGATGGTAGAGTCCCGTAGGCAAGGGGTTTCCCGGTTGGGAAACAGGCTCACTTTCCCATGCCTGCTCCGTGGGATTCGGCGCTCCGTGTTTGCAGATGGCCGCTACCACCAGACGTAGCGCCTGAACCACGTACAGCAAGGCGATTGCGATTGACGCAAGAGCGCCAGCTATGGCTGCGAGCACGATGGTGTAGTCGGTCATGGCTACCTACTTCGGGTTCTTCAGGGTGCCGACACGCTTCTTGGCAGCGGCACTGCCCTTCTTGGTGGCGTACTTGCTGCCAGCGTACTCGCGCATCAGCTGCTGCTTGCTGGCCTTGCCCTTGTTCTTGACCGGGACGAGCTTGTTGCCGATAGCCGTGCCGACCTTGTTCATCGGGTTCTTCAGCTTCGGCTTGGCCAGACCGTAGCGCTTGTAGTCGCCCTGCGTCGTTCGCTTGTTGATGTCCCGCGCTGTCTTGCTTCCTGTGACTGCCATCAGCTCACCCCTTCTTCACCTTGCCGCCGTACTTCTTGTCCCACTTGGCAGCAATCTTCGGATGCTTCGCGTGCATGAACCGCCTCTGTTTGGCGCTCTTGTAGGGCATAGTTCACATCACCCCCCTCGAACATGGTCTTCATCTGCTCAGGGAACTGGAACGCGCACTCACGCAGAATCACCTGAGCCATCTGTCGTTGCTGCGGGCCGGGAGTCGCCATCGTGCAGTATGCCGAATCTGGGAAGGCCCGGCCATTGGGGGATTGCGGCCACGGACTCTGGTTGTTCTCGTAGCGCACGCCGAAGTCACCGTGAATCTTGTGTGCTATGACATTCTTCCCCATGTAGGCGGCATAGAAGGCTGGAGTGCTGATGTCGTTGATGAGTACGTTCTCGAAGTTCCTGACCACGTGGATGAACTGGTAGAGGAACTCAGGCCTGAACTTGTCCCCGCATGTGTAGACAGGGATGCCCTTCTTCTGGAAGAAGCGGTGCCTCTTCTTGCGCACGTCCTCGAAGAACAGGAGTACAGCCAGAGGCTCCGGGTAGTTCGCCTTGCGCAAGTGCATCACCAAGTCGTACCAGTCGTTGTCGAAGTCCCAGATGTCCGTCGAGTGGTAGGGGATGAAGATGGTTCCCTTCCCCTTGTGAGTGATGTCGTAGCAGAGGTTGGCCATGGCATAGATGAACGGAGCCGCCATGGGAACCACCTCATACTTGCCCTGCTCCACAGCGTAGTGGTCTTCGTAGTCCAGCCAGCTGTAGTAGCGCGGCAGTCCCGTGCACAGCTCCATGCTCGACAGGCCATTGAATGGAGAGTACACCCCGTGAGGAACAACACCGTCCAACGTGCCCCCGAACCCGGAGTACTGCTTCAGGATGGTGGCGTGGCCGTACAGGTCGTTCCAGTTCAGCTTCTCGTTGGTCTCGAAG